ATCACTTATCGGGTCGGTGAAAACTACGATATGATCAAGCCTATGTGGCAGGATTTTTTAGTAAGGAGCGCACGGTATAATGAGCATCAGCAGAACATCCATTCCGTTCCAGGTATCCAAGCCTCCCGAGGAAATCAGTAATGGCAGAAAAAAAGACAAAAAAGGACGCGTGTTACCGAAAGGTAAAAGCCCGGTACAAGGTGTGGCCCAGCGCCTACGCTTCGGGGGCCCTGTCGAAATGTCGAAAGGTAGGGGCCGCAAACTGGGGAAACTCTACTAAAAAGAACAAGAAGGCTGACGGCGGATTGATTGCTTCAGTTGACAACCCTAAACGTCCCGCAAAGAATCGGTATAAAGGAGGCGGTATAATTGCTTCGGGTTGTGGCTGCGTAGAAGAAGGCAAGCGTAAAAGTACGAGGCATTTCTGATGGCGAAGAAGAAAAACTCTTTGCGGGAATGGTTTTCTCAGAACGATGGTAAGGGCTGGGTTGATTGTAAAACAGGAAAGCCTTGTGGTCGTAAAAAGGGCGAAAAGAGAAAAAGTTACCCAGCGTGTCGGCCTACTATGGCGCAATGTACGTCTGCTTCTAAAAAGAAAAAGTCGTCAAAGAGAATAAGCTGGAAGAACAAAAAAGCTGATGGCGGTTTGGTAAGAGTGTTTTAAAAATGGAAAGGAATGTGCTATGAAAGACCTGAGCGGAGACGGAAAAATTACCCAGAAAGATGTTTTAATGGGCCGTGGTGTAATTAAAAAGAAAAACGGCGGAATGGTTAAGCAGGGCTACATGGGTGGCGGAATGGTAAACAAAGGTTACAAAAACGGCGGCAAGGTCAAAGGCTACATGGACGGCGGCTGTGTTATGGCTAATCGCGGTGTTCGCGACACAAAGATGGGATAACTAGATGACTACGTCAGGTACAAGGGACTTTAATCTCGATGTGGGTGAGATCATCGAGGAAGCATATGAGCGGTGCGGATTAGAAGTTCGCACTGGCTATGATGCGCGGACGGCGCGTCGGTCCTTGAACCTGATGTTCGCGGACTGGGCAAACCGTGGGATCAACATGTGGACCGTTGAGCAGGGGACGATCACCCTTACGCAAGGTCAAGCTGCGGAAACATTGCTGCCGGATGTAGTTGATGTCTTGGAGATTGTTCTTCGCAGGGACAATACGGACTATGAAGTTCAGCGGATCAGTCGTGGGGATTACGTTACTTTGCCTAACAAAACGACTCAGGGTCGGCCTAGTCAGTTTTGGTTCAATAGGCAGATTAATCCTGTAATTAACTTATGGGCTGTTCCTGAGAACTCTACGGATCAAATTATCTACTACTATGTGCAACGGATTGAGGACGCAGATAATCTTGTCAACACTACTGACATGCCTTTTAGGTTTTATCCTTGTATGGTTGCTGGTCTTGCTTACTATCTTGCGATGAAGCGGGCTCCAGAGCGTTTACAGCTTTTAAAGTCTGTATATGAGGAAGAGTTTCAACGCGCTGCTGACGAGGACGAGGATCGAGTTCCGTTGAAGTTGCAGCCTAGCATTCGTTATTTGAGGGTCTAATGCCATACGCATCGGGTAAACACGCATGGGGAATATCTGATCGGTCTGGTCGCCGTTACCGTCTGCGTGAGATGCAGGTTGAGTGGACAGGTGCCAAGGTAGGTCCTGACGAGTTTGATCCCAAGCACCCACAATTATTTCCTCCTAAAGCTTCTCCCGATCCGCAGGCTCTTCGTAATCCACGGCCAGATCAAGCAGAAGCATTACAGGTGTACGTTGACACTCCGACCGTCGAAGCGCCTACATTGGAGCGTATTCGTGCGATAGGTAAGGTCGGCATAGTGACGGTGACAACATGACAATGACATACGGCGAACTGAAGCAAGCCATTCAGGATTACACCGAGAACGACGAGACAACGTTTGTGAACAACCTGCCTTTGTTTATTAGGTTGGCGGAGGAGCGCATACTTAAAAGTGTGCAGCTAAATCTGTTTCAAAAGAATCAAGCGGGGACTATGACGACGGGAAATCAGTATTTGGCTGCTCCGTCTGATTTTCTTGCTCCGTTTTCGTTGAGCATTGATGTGAGTGGGGATGCTGAGTTCCTGTTATTTAAGGACTTAGACTTTGTACAGACATACACCCCCGATCCGACGACGACGGGACAACCGAGATACTACGCCCAGTTCGATGTTGATAACTTTATTTTGGCTCCAACTCCTGACGCTAACTACACTGTGGACATACATTATCTGTATCGCCCAGCCTCTTTGACTGCTGGGGCAGACAGTGGCACCAGTTGGTTAAGCACAAATGCTGAAATAGCTTTGCTTTACGGATCGTTGGTAGAAGCGTATACATTTATGAAAGGGGATCCGAACCTTATGCAGATGTATATGCAGCGATATGGCGAGGGTGTCTCCAGACTGAAGAACTTGGGCGAGGCTCAAGAGACAATAGACGAGTACCGTTATGGTACTTTGAGGACTCCTAGATCATGATGCCAGGTTTAGAATTATCAAACGACTTTAAGGTAGAGGTACACACCACTCAAGGTCGAGGCTTTTCTCCGGAAGAAGTTGCAGAACGGTGTGCGGATAAAATTATTTCTGTTTCGGATGGCTCGCATCCTGCGATACAGGCGCAAGCAAATGCGTTTAAAAAGCAGGTTGTAAAGGTCGTAGAGTTTTATTTACGAGAAGCTATCAAAAGTGACAGAACTACGATATATAATGCACTCACAGACGCAGGGCACCCAGAGCTTGCGGAACTTATAAGGAGAATGTGACATGTCTTTTGACCAAAACTTCATGTGCTCATCATTCAAGAAAGAACTCTTGTTCGGTGTCCACGACTTTGATCTCGCTAATGGAGACACATTTAAATTGGCGCTATACACTAACAGTGCTGTACCAACAGATTTTGGTGGAACTGGTAGTGTTATGAACGCATCTGTTGAAAACTATAACGCGACTAATGAGGTAAGCGGATCGGGATATAGTGCAACGGGAGGCGCGTTAACTTGTGTAGATCCGTCTCTTCCGGCATCCCCTGGCACTACCGCGATTACAAATTTTCAAGACTTGACGTTTTCTACGGCGACGATTACGGCGCGTGGAGCAGTGATTTATAACACTACTCCGAATACCACATCTCTTTCGGTAACTAATCCGGCAGTTGTTGTGTTAGATTTTGGCGCGGACAAAACGTCAACGGCAGGGGATTTCACCATTGTTTTCCCAACAGCGGACGCAAGTAACGCTATAATCCGGATAGCCTAATGGCAGATATCATCGTTCCAGTCGGCGGTTGGTCCCGCTTCGGTTGGGGCGATATGCCGTGGGGTCAAACAGACCTTCCTAAAGCAACAGGCTCAGTTGGTTCCGTAACAGTTGTTGCGGAGGCTAATGTGCCTGTAACTGGGTTGGAAGCCACCGCGTCGGTGGGAACAGTAACCGTTGTAGCGAAAGCCAACGTGTTCCCGACGGGGGTAGAGGCGACAGGGCAGGCAGGAACAGCTACCGTTATTGGTAATGCCAATATCTCTGTTACTGGTTTAGCTGCCACGGGCAATGTCGGCACTGTTACAGTGGATGCCGACGCAATCGTCCCCGTAACTGGGCTTGAAGCTACAGCAGCGGTCGGCGCCGTCACGGTAACAGCAGCGGCGCGTGTCCTGCCTTCAGGTCTTGAGGCGACGGGCAACGTTGGCGGTGTTACTGTTGAAACAATTTCGTTTATTGATGTCACTGGCGTTGAGGGAACAGGAGCCGTCGGCTCTGTTACCGTTAGCGGCGGTGCATCTGTTAATGTCACTGGAGTATCTGCCACAGGGCAGGTTGGTCAGGTTCTTGTTTGGGGGCGTATTGTTCCAAATCAAGATCCAAGCTATACTCCCGAACAACCAACACAATCCCCTGGGTGGTCTAGCGAAACTCCTTCGCAATCTCCAGGTTGGACCCGAGAAGCAGCATAGGATAAAAACATGCCTAGTACATATACATTAAATAACGGTATCGAGCTCATTGGCACAGGTGAACAGTCCGGCACATGGGGCGATACAACAAACATTAACTTTCAACTTGTTGATACCGCGCTTGACGGTCAGGTTTCGATAGGTCTGACTTCAACGGGGACCTCCGGATCTCCAAACCTTTTAGAGATTAGCGACGGCGCAACATCTAGCGGTCGTAATCGGTTGGTTATCTTCACAGGGACACCTGGGGCAGCGGACGCAGATGTTTTTGTTCGTTTAGATCCAAACGATGCAGAAAAGATTATATACGTCCGGAATGATCTTGGTGGAACACGGGTTATTAGGTTGTTTCAAGGCACATATAGTGCGTCCAACGACTACGACGTTCCTCAAGGAACGACAGCGGTTGTGTTTTTCGACGGGGCTGGAACTGGCGCGGTAGCGGCGAACGTCTTTAACAATGCGTTTTTTGACAGCCTGCGCTTGGGCGGTGTGTCGGTAGACAAGATTCTTGACGAAGACAACATGGCGTCTGATGACGCGGCGGCGTTGGCAACACAGCAGTCAATCAAGGCGTATGTTGATAGTCAGGTTGGCACGGTTGATACGCTTTCTGAGATTCTAGCAAATGGCAATACGTCTGGTGGCACAAACATTCAGATGACAACGACTGATGAACTTCAGTTCCGCGACACTGCTTTGAAGATTAGTTCTTCTGCCGATGGTCAGCTTGACATTGACGCGGATACTGAAATTGAGATTGTTGCTCCGACTGTTGATATTGATGCGTCTACGGCTATGACGATTGATACAGCGGCTCTTACAGTTACGGGAGCCGTGGACCTTAACACCTCACTTAACGTGGACGGAACTGTTACATCAGACGGCCTTACAGTAGCAGGCAACCTGTCAGTCGATGGCGGCACGATTAAGCTGGACGGAAATTATCCTGTTGGTACGGAAAACGTGGCGCTGGGTGATCAGGCGCTGGATAACGTCAACGAATTTGGTGTTTGGAACGTAGCTATTGGGACAAAGGCTCTTACATCTTTAGGTTCTGGTGATGCTAATACCGCCGTTGGTCGTATTGCGCTTGAAAACCTAACTACTGCGAGTAACAACACAGGTCTTGGGTACGGTGCTCTTAATGCAAGCACTACAGGCTCTAGCAACGTAGCCATTGGCTATCTATCTTCGTTTAGTAATGTTACCGGATCAAGCAACACTATGGCGGGCTACCAAGCAGGTTATCTTGTTGGCGATGAAATCGTAGCTACAGCTATTGTTTCTGGGGTAAACTACACCATTCAAACTCTTGGGACGACAGACTTCACCTTAATAGGTGCGTCGTCCAACACTGTAGGTGGCACATTCACGGCTACAGGTGCGGGTTCTGGTACAGGTACGGCTTCGGCTAACGTTTCGTTGAACACGTTAGTAGGTTATAAATCTGGTGAATTAATTATTGGCGGTTCGAAGAACAGTATTCTAGGTGGTTTTGACGGCAACCAAGGTGGCTTGGACATCCGCAACAGCAGCAACCACCTTGTTCTTTCAGACGGTGATGGGAATCCTCGGTTGTACTTTGACGATTCTGGAAACATGGCGGTAGACACCGACACCCTGTACGTCGATAGCGCGAATGATCGGGTGGGGATTAATGCTGGAACTAGCCCATCGGCTCCTCTTGTCGTAAATCATACT